CAACTTTACATCTAAGTTACGTGAATGTTTCATCATCTGAACCAACCACTGTTTACAGATGACTGCACCTGCACCCTGAATAAGAGTATTCAAAGCTGAATGGTAGCTCCTTATATGGAGCTTCCTACCATCTAAGCCAGTGATAAGTTTCTTCTTAGCAGCTATGTCTATTCTAGTACGTAGTTGTTTCAAAGCAGGGACATTTTTCAAGAAATTATCTATAAGTTTCTGTCCATCAGTAGCCTTAACACCAGCTACCTTACCTATCTTCTCTGCACCAGCCCCATAAATTAAGGCATACAGGAACGTCTTTGCTTGGTCCCTTGTCTTGAGGTTAGCCATACGTTGATTAGCACTGTGGATATCACCTCCAATAACTTCCTTAATGTAGTCTTTGTCTCCCATGTAGTGGGCTAATGCTCTGATCTCTAAGCCTGACGCATCCGTTCCAACTAACCGATAGTTCTCTGGATCAGATACCGTCCAACATGAACGACACTCCTTACCATAGGGAGAGTATACGGCTGGTACTTGTGCCATGTTAGGACTGTTGTGTGCCATACGTCCTGTAATAGTACGTAGGGTCATTACTCTACCATGCACTCTACCATTCTTATCAACAGCCTCAAGCCACTGTTTAATCTGTGATACTCTCTTCTGTAAGAGTAGATAACGTGCCATCAATTTAGCCTCTGGAATATCCAGACTATCTAGTATCTCATCACTAACAGCTACGTTTCCCGCTGGTGTTTTTAACTTAGGCTTCCACCCCTTCTCTACTAACCTCTCTGCTATCTGCTTACGTGAGGCAGGATTAAAGGGGATGGATTTAGTTTTAGTTTTTAATTGTACTATCGTAGGTGGAAATACCTCCTGTAATTGTCGTTCAATCTGTGTAGCCTCATCCTGAAATCTATTCATCAGGAACATAGCCTGTCGTGCATCTAAGTAGAAACCATTTTCTTCTTGCTTATCAATAAGATAACGTATCTGATGTTCAAGTTTAATAGACTGAGGTGAGAAGTCTTTACCCTCTCCGATAAGTCTATGTAATAGTTTATATGTAACATCAACATCACGATTACAATACGCTAACATTTCTTTATTATAGGTAGTGAAGTTTGTTAATTCCCCTTTCGGAAATCCTAAACGATCACCCCATGCACCTAACGAATGTCCCTTATCTCTGATGGGATTGAATAATTGAGACAAGATAAGAGTATCTACTATTTTATGTAGTGGTAGATTAGCATCAGTTAGTTTATTAATAATCCTTCCATCAAAAGATATGCCGTTGTGCATATAGAATTTATCTATAGACTTAGACCACTGAGGAAACTTAGTATAACATTCTTCTTGGATAAACTCTGTCACCTCATCAGTCTTAACATCTCTAGCTACCATACAATGTATCTGTGTAGCATCCAGAGCATCAGTCTCTATATCAAGTACTATTCCCTTGCTCATTGTCATAGACCCACTCTCCTTCTTCCCATGTAAACGTATTAGTATTTTTATCATAAATTAAAAATTGAACATCTAATTTTTGTTGAATTTCAGTTTTGTTTGGAATAGGAATTATTCCTGTAGATTTAGCTGGAGATATAGTTTTAACGTCAATTAAAATAACCTTGTTATTCACAATATCTAATGCAATTATATCTACAGGACCAGTAGAAGATTCATTTCTAAATACTTCAAACCCGTTATCTAATAAATAAGATAGTGCTTTTATTTCCGTTATATCTCCTTTTCTTGAAGCGCAAATGCCTACCATTACAAAACATATCCTTTATCCTTATCTTTGTACGGCATCGTCAATCTCCTAAAGTAATAAGTTCAGCCTTATCTACTGGTACTTTAAAGAAGTATTCTCCTTCTCTTACAGCACGATTAGGAACCTCAACTACAGGTGAGTCTTTAACTATGTTCGCATCCATCTTCCATGCTATCTCACAGTCTCCCCTAATAATATAGAAGTGGAAGTTAGCAAGGGGATCGTTATCAAAGACTTGAACTATTAACCTGTTCTTTCTAAAGGGAATGTTTATATCCTTCCATACCGTAGGCCAATCACCCTCCCACATATGTTTCATTTCAACTTCATGGTTGTATACTATATTCTCTAGGGTGGACGTTAAATCCACCCCAAAGTTTTCTTCTGTATCAAGAACTGTATGCCCTATTGATGTTAAGTATTTAGTTATACACTTCTTAGCTTTATTATCTGCCTGTTTATAAGCCACAGGATCAAAGCGTTTACGTTTAGACTTCAAAGGGTATGGCATTATCATTCTCCGTTGTCTGACGTTCTGGATCAAATGGGTTCTCAATAGAAGTCATGCGGCCTGTATCTTTATCATAGTATAGGTGAGCAGCCACACCTGTATCACCAGTGTACCTATTCTTGAGTATCCTGATAACCGTAGTATTAGCTTCTGTTTCATCCTCACTCTGTTGGTTACGTTCCAAGGCTACTACGGCATCGCTTAGATGACCTATACTTGCTGATCCTCTAAGGTGGGAGAGTGTAACTTCTTTACCCTCTTCAAAGCCCTTGTCACCTCCACGCCTACGTAAGTGGGACACTAACAGTAAGCCTATGCCTGTCTCTTCTACGAGAGAACGTAGCTTGGTCATTAGTATATCAATAGACTTACGCTCATCACCAAAGTCTTCCTGACCAGACACTAGAATAGATAGGTGATCTAACATGATCCACTTACAGTCCAATGCTCTAGCCATGTACCTAACTCTACCTAGTATCTCATCGTTAGATACAGAACCAAAGTGATCAAAGGCAAATAGTCTACCAGTGCCAAGCGTAGCTTTCTCCCACTCGTTTAACTGTTCACGGTTATACTGGTCACGTATTTCTTTTATGTATAGTCTAGCGTTAGCTTCCACTGACATAATATTAAATGCAGTGTTCCTCACATTTTCTTCTAATGCCAGGATACCTATGTTATCTTCTGTAGTTTTAAGTATGTGATGCATCAGTTCCCTGATGATACTGGACTTACCCATACCAGAACCAGAGGTAAAACAAACTAGCTCCCCTGTTCTCATGCCGTATAGCTTCTCATTCATACCCTCCCAAGGGTATAGGCACGTATCACAGAAGTCTTCCTCATATAATGCTGAACCAATATCACGTAGATTAATAATACCAGCAGGTGTATGAGGTGCAGCAGCCCACCATGCCCTAGTAAAGTCTTCACGCTTACCAATCTTTAGATACTCATTAGCATCCTTGAAGTCTAGCTTTACGATCTTAGCTTTGTTAGGTTCAAATAGTTCTGCTACTTTAGCACTGGCCTTACGTCCAGCTTCATCATTATCAAAACAGATAATAATATTCTCAAAGGAATTTAGATATTCCATCTGTGTCTTACAGTCACGCACTGCACTAGCTGCACCAGACTTAATAGACACACTAGGAAATCTTGATCCATTCATTTCAAAGACAGACATAGCATCTATCTCTCCCTCACATAAGGTAATATACTTAGCACTGGATGGTGGAAATAAATGCTGACCAAACAACTGACCAGAACTTAGATCACCCTCACTAAAGAAGTTCTTTGGATCTGTCTGTCGTACCTTGTTAGCAACGTGGCAACTATCCTTATCAAAGTATGGATAGATATGTTTGTTTATCTTACTAGTAACACCATACTTCTTAACAGTATCTAAGGATATATTACGCTGGGTTAAGGCTTCACTCTGCCCTTGAGATAATACATTATTAATTACACCCTTGATAGGTGCAGACTGTTGTTGGCTCATAGGATGTTCTCCTCTCTCTCTGCCATATGTATCACACTTGTAACAGTACCAGTGTCCATCTGCATATAGAACTCTAGCTTGCTCTGCACCACACTCATCATGGGGCAGACGTTCTTCAACTACATCATTACTATCCATATTAGCTCCTCAACTCTAACATAAGGATACACTACTGAAAGATATATGTCAAGTTTTATCTGTCAGCATAAGACTTTTTAACTACATCGTCTATAAAATCTAAGCTGTCTGTCATAATTTCTTCTGTCTCTTGCCGTGCTAACCTCCTTGCCTCTTTACGAGAGTACCCCTCGTGGAGATACTCTTTAGTTAGTTCATTAAATAATGAAGACCTATCTTTCTCCCACAGGTTTTTCATAATGGTATGTCCCTTTTGTAAGTTAGTTCACTAATTCTTTTGTAAGCTTCTTGTAATTGTTCTTGTAAATCATAGACATTTTTCTCCATTAGTTTTAGATGTTCTTTAAGATCAAGAATCTCTTGATGTGTCTTTATCCAATCGTAACTTGGCATAATCTTTTTCCTCATTGGTTACGTGATATAAAACTATTGCCTGTTCTATCTCTCTTCTTTTCTTTGCAATCTCTCCTTCTAATTGTAGATAGAATATTCTTCTTTCACATAACTTTTTAAGATACATAAGTAATCCTAGTGTATAGTTATGTTAGAAGTATCAACCGATATCTCAGTAGTAATGGTACTCATAAGATTATTAAAATCTTGTGGTGATAATAAGTTTTTATAAATTCCTTTAGCAGTAGCCATAAAAATCCCAGCTACCATTAAAGGATTATACTCATTCACACCACACAGAGTACTTAATAATTCTTGTACATCTCCATAAGCTTTCTCAAATTCTTCTTCCTCATTCATCTTAATCTCCACTATAAAAATAGAATAAGTGTTTACCTATTCTTGTTACAAACTCAAGGTTATTTATCCAATAAGGACTAACATAGGATGCGTGATAAAAGGTAGCACCCTGTATCTCTTCATATAAGACACCATCAATAGCCATTCTAGCTACCTCCTGTGCCGTGTTAAGTGCTTGTTTATCCTTCATAATTTCTGGTCTACCATCACACCAGTAAGAGAAGGCACACCTATTTCTAATAGGATTTCCTTCCCAGTATCTACCAGCATGAACAACTTCACAAACTGTAGCAGGAAATCTATGATCTCTTACTCTCTCCATAATTACATTAGCTACAGCTAACTGTCCTATGAATGGTTCACCCCTTGCTTCAAAGTATATAGCTTCAGTTAAACATTCAATGTCACGTTGTTTTGCATTAGCTTTTGAACTTAAAGCTATACTTATTAAGAATAAAGCTAGTAGTAATTGTAACAATACCCCTATTCTAAATCCTAACTCTTTCCATATTGGTTTTGTTTTCATGCTATTCTCCTCCAATACACACGGCCTTCTTCTTCTGCCCCATAGAAATCACTAATCCAATCTCCATGTTTTAAATAGTGCCGCATAAATCTAATGTAACCTTCACATGATGCTCGTCTAGCTACTGCTCCTTTTATATTATTTCTTTCCTGTTTTCTATACTCACTTACTAGAAGTTTATTATGTTCAATCCACTTGAGAACTTCTAGATAATGGATTGGATGATCGTCTGACATTTTTAGTAAACTGTTGTGCAGTCCCTTGGTTGATGGCTTCTTTCCTTGCTTTCTGCCACGCATCTTCTAACTCCTTTATCTTATGATCTGTGTATCCTAAAATGTCGTGAGTTAATACAGCCCAAGCTATCTCCTGTTCTCCTTCTGTTAAGTTTTGTTCCTCTATTAATTCATCCATCATGGTACGTGCAGACCAGCCCTTAATCTTAGAGGCTTTGCCCTTTGCCATCTTCTGTAAGAAGATTTCTTTTACACCATCCATGAATGGAGTGTAGTCAGTACGATCTAATTGCATTCTAATTCTCCAGTGTCCCATAAATTTTAAGATTATGTTGATCCCAACCAAGCATGTGCATAATTTGATACTCACTATATGCTTTAATTCGTAACCAAATTTCTAAGTCCTCATCATTTTTTTTATGTGATGAGCCTTGAAATCGTACAGTATATGTTTTCATTTCCATTACCACGATTCTCCTTCTGCACTAGGCGTACCAGAAATATGTTTCTTCTCTTCTTCATTGTCTAGGACATTATATAAATAATCTTCACCCTGTTCAATTATACGGGCA